AGAAGAATGACAGGCCTCACTATCATTACATTGTGTTCGGCTATGACTTCCCCGATAAAACCGAATGGAGAAAAGAGAATGGACACCAACTATGGAGGAGTAACCAACTCGAAAAAATATGGAAACTAGGCCACTGTGAAATCGGCGCCGTGACCTTAGAGTCATGCGCCTACGTGGCGAGATACGTCATGAAAAAGATGACGGGGGAGAAAGCAGAAGAGCACTACCGGCGAACAGATGAAGCCGGGAACGACTACTGGCTGATGCCAGAGTTCAACCAAATGAGCAGACGTCCTGGAATCGGAAAAGCGTGGTGGGATGACTTCCACACCGACGTATACCCGCAGGACGTAGTGATAACGAAAAACAAAAAATCAAAACCGCCTCGGTACTACGACAAATTACTCGAGGCGATAAAGCCAATCGAAATGGAGGCCATCAAACGGGAGAGAGAAGAAAAGGCAACGGCCAAAGCCGACGACAACACGCCGGCACGATTGAGAGTCAAAGAGACAGTCACGCGAGCCGCGCTCGCAAACAAACGGAGAATGATTCAATGAAGACCATCATCATCGCGGTACGAGATCAGAAAGCTAACGTATTCACGCAGCCGTTCACGGCACCCTCGAAGGGCGTAGCACTGCGTTCATGGGGAGACCAGCTCAATGACAAGGAAAACGAAAAGAGCGATCAGGTCAAACACCCGGAAGATTTCAGCCTCTGGATACTCGGCGAATACGACGACAATACCGGAGAAATTGTGGTTCAAACACCGGAGCAGCTCGTCGTTGCGAGCGATCTGCGAATCAAAGCTTAAGGAGCACCTACACAATGGCGAACTTGAATATCAAACAGCGAAGCGTGAACGTTCATGACTTCGCAATGGTGCCGCGGGCAGACATCCCGCGGTCGTCGTTCAGAATGGAAAAAAACCTAAAGACGGCGCATAGCGCGTCCTTCCTCATCCCAATCATGGTCGAGGAGGTATTACCGGGAGACACGTTCAACGTCGGCGTAACGGTAGTCGCGCGTATCGCGACACCAATCGTCCCGGTGATGGATAACTGGCACTACGAAACGTTTTTCTTTTACGTGCCGAACCGCCTCCTGTGGAGCAACTGGCAGCGGTTCATGGGAGAGCAGCCAAACCCGGGCGACTCAATCAGCTTCACAATCCCCCAAGTGGTGAGCCCTTCGGGCGGGTGGGCCGTCGCAAGCATCGGGGACTACATGGGCCTGCCGACAGCAGGTCAAATCCTCGGCGGAAACACGATCAGCACGAACGTGCTGCCGTTCAGAGCTTACAACCTGATCTGGCGCGACTGGTTCAGAGACCAGAACCTTCAGGGATCAACCCTGCGGCCAGTCAACCTGGGCGACGGACCGGACGCAAATACCGACTACGCGCTCATCGAGCGAGGCAAAAAACACGACTACTTCACCAGCGCACTGCCAAACCCGCAGAAGGGAACGGCGGTAAGTTTCCCTCTGCAGGGAAACGCGACGGTGCGCACCAACGCTACGGACCTCGTCACCGGAGCGGCAACGAGCATGAGGGGCTATCTGGCCTCAGGAGCTCAGATTACGAATATGGCGCCCATCGTTGGATCAGGCGCAGCCACCATCGGAGCAGGAAGCACCGTGGTCGCAGGGTCGTTCTCATCGGGTATCTATCCAAGCAATCTGTACGCGGACCTTACCACGGTCACCGCGACAACGATCAACACGATGCGACAGAGCTTTCAAATCCAGCGCCTGCTGGAAAGGGATGCAAGAGGTGGAACACGCTACACGGAAATTGTCCGCAGTCATTTCGGAGTGGTATCGCCGGATGCGCGGCTCGACAGGCCCGAGTATCTGGGAGGCGGACGCACTTCGGTCACTACCAGTGCGATTCCGCAAACGTCGGCGACAGGTCTCACAGGAGGAACTACGCCTGCTGGCAGCTTGGCGGCCGTCGGCACTCTCCAAGGTCGACAAGGCTTTACTTACTCGGCGACCGAACACGGTTACATCATTGGACTCGCGCAGGTCAGAGCAGACCTCACCTACGATCAGGGACTGAGGAAGCTGTGGAGCCGTTCGACCAGGTATGACTTCTACTTCCCGGTGTTCGCACACCTCGGAGAGCAAGCGATCCTGAACCGAGAAATCTACGCGGACGGGTCGATAAACGATGCACTGGTGTTCGGATATCAAGAACGATGGGCGGAACTGCGATACAACCCGAGCCAGATCACGGGCGTATTCAGAGCTCGAGCAGCGGGCAACATCGCCTTCTGGCACAGCGCCGAAAACTTCGTCACCCTGCCGGCGTTGAATGACACGTTCATCCGAGACAACACGCGAGCGGTCATCGCCCGCAACCTCGCTGCAGGTGTCGCAGCGGTGAATCAGCAGTTCCTAGTGGACATCCTGTACACGATGAATGTCGCGAGACCGCTCCCGATGTACAGCGTGCCTGGACTCATCGACCACTTCTGATGAAATGGCACCAAGGGCCGGGGTGGATACCCGGCCCTAACTTCCGAAGGAGGAAAAATGAGCCTATTAAGCTTCCTACCGTTCGTCGCGGACGTGGCGTCCAGCTTGATTGGATCGAGCAGTGCACGATCCGCGAACCGAACGAACATACAACTGCAGCAAAACCAGCAAGCATGGGAGGAACGAATGTCAAACACGTCGATGCAGCGACGCGTGGAGGATTATCGACTGGCTGGGCTGAATCCGGTGCTGGCAGCCGGAGGTCCTGGAGCGAGTACACCCAGTCTCTCGCCTGCTACCGTGGAACCGACGTACAAAAACGACCTGAAAGGGAGCGTCGGCAACGCGATGATGTTGAAAACGCAAATGGACAACGTGAAAGCCAACACGGCGAAAACACTGGAGGAGGCGCGGGTCGCGAAAGTGACCGCGAACAACGCCGAAATATTCGGCCCGAAACTCGCCGAATGGGAAGCAACGAAGCGATTCCAAGAATCGGAGGGCGAGGGATACGTTACCAAACGAAAAGAGATGGACGCGGCAACCGCTGAAATAACGCGAGACATGAGCGCAAAACAACTCGAGCAATTCCAAAAAATGATGCCGGAACTAATCGCCCAGGCACGGCAAATGACAAAGGAAGGAAAGATCAACCTCGAGGCGCTCGAAAACATCGCAAAAGTAGGAGGCATCGAAGCCGGCAGAGCGCAACCGTTCATCAAAATGATTCTTGACCTATTCATGAAACCAGACGTGATCTACAGGAGATAAAAATGTCGAAAGCAAAACGAATCGAACTCGTGGACGAAGACACCGGAGAAATCTTGGCGACAGCGGCGCCATTCTTCAAAACGCCATACAACCACGACTGCCACGCTGAAGCGCTGGCAACAGGAACCATCAACAACGAAAAATCGATGACGCAACAGAACGCCGCAGAAGAAGCGGACATCAACACGATCGTGAAACGATTCGGAATCACAGGGCAGCTGCCCAACGTAGTGATGCCGCCAACGGTCCAGGACTTCACGGAAGTATTCGACTTTCAGTCGGCGATGAACGTGCTAGCAGCTGCGAAAGAAAGTTTCGCGAAAATGCCGGCCGAGGTCCGAGCACAGTTCGGCAACAACCCTGCCGGATTCGTCTCCTACGTCGACGCGGCAGTGGAAGCCGGAGACCTGGAACAACTGCGGAAATGGGGTTTAGCGGTGCCGGCGGCGCCGGCACCCCAGACCCCCCCAGGCGAGCCGGGAACCCCCCTAACGGGCTCTGAAGAGCCCAAGACGTGACACAAAAGGTGTCACTGGGCACACTTGACATCAAGTAAGGCAAGTGTGCACATGTAGGGGGGCCGAAACGCCCCCCTCTAAAAACCCCTTGACAGGAGACTACGACTATGTATCGGAAACCGATGAACAAAGGACGAAGCGCTAAACGCTTCAACAACTCAACGACCAGGACGAAGGCCATCAACATGGCCAACGCCCCGATGCGGGGCGGAATCAGGCTCTAAGAAAATGCCATGCTTCTACCCAATCGACGCATGGCAAGACACGGATAAGAAGGTCCACTTCTATCCGAAAAACACCGGGGCCGACACGGCCCCGCGTGTTAACCAAGCACTGAACTACAAACGAGACCTAAAACTCCCTTGCGGGAAATGCGTGGGCTGTCGCCTGGAGCGCAGCAAACAATGGGCTATCAGATGCTTACACGAGAGCCAACAACACGACGAAAACTGCTTTCTCACGCTAACGCTGAAAGACGACACGGAAAAATTATCCGTGAAAACACATCAACGCTTCATGAAGCGATTGAGGAAACAAACAGGAATGAAACAACTCCGCTTCTATATGTGCGGAGAGTACGGGGAGAAGAATGACAGGCCTCACTATCATTACATTGTGTTCGGCTATGACTTCCCCGACAAAACAGAATGGAGAAAAGAAAACGGAAACCAACTATGGAGGAGTAACCAACTCGAAAAAATATGGGGAAAAGGCCACTGCGAAATCGGCGCCGTGACACTGGAGTCATGCGCATACGTGGCCAGATACGTCATGAAAAAAATGACGGGAACGAAAGCAGAAGAACACTACAGACGGACAGACGAAGCCGGGAACGACTACTGGCTATTGCCAGAATTCAACCAAATGAGCAGAAGACCCGGCATCGGAAAAGCATGGTGGGACGACTTCCATACGGACGTGTACCCACAAGACGTCGTGATAACGAGAAATCGAAAATCAAAACCGCCCAGGTATTACGACAAGCTACTGGAAAAACTCAAACCAATAGAAATGGAGGCAATCAAACGGGAGAGAGAACAAAAAGCGAAAGAAAAAGCCGACGACAACACGCCGGCAAGATTGCTAGTGAAAGAAACAGTCGCGAGGGCCGCCCTCGCAAACAAACGGAGAATGATTCAATGAAGACAATCATCATCGCGGTGCGCGATCAAAAAGCCAACGTATTCACGCAGCCATTTACGGCCCCATCGAGGGGAGTAGCACTGCGCTCATGGGGAGACCAACTGAATGACCCAGACAACGCGAAAAGCGAACAAGTCAAACACCCTGAAGACTTCTCGCTCTGGCAAATCGGCGAGTACGACGACCAGACCGGAGACATCGTGGTTCAGAAACCGGAACAGCTCGTTATTGCAAGCGACCTGCGTATCAAAGCTTAAGGAGCACATCGATGGGAATTAACCTCAAACAGCGAAGCGTCAACGTGCACGACTTCGCAATGGTCCCGAGAGCGGACATCCCGCGCTCATCATTCCGAATGGAAAAGAACCTGAAAACGGCGTTCAGCGCGGCGTTCCTGGTCCCAATCCTGGTGGAAGAAGTACTACCGGGAGACACGTACAACGTGAACGCAACGATCGTCGCGAGAACCGCGACACCGATCGTACCGGTGATGGACAACTGGCACCTCGAGACCTTCTTCTTCTTCGTACCAAACCGCCTGCTGTGGAGCAACTGGGCGAAGTTCATGGGCGAACAAGACAACCCGGGCGACAGCATCGCGTTCACGATCCCGCAGCTCGTGAGCGCCGCCGGCGGCTGGCCGGTCGCAAGCATCGGCGACTACATGGGACTACCAATCGTCGGACAGGTCCTGGGCGGAAACACGATCAGCTGCAACGCACTGCCGTTCAGAGCCTACAACAAGATCTGGATCGACTGGTTCAGAGACCAGAACCTGCAGGGCATCACAACGAACCGACCGCTGAACCTCGGAGACGGTCCCGACCCAATCGGAAACTACGCGTTGATCGAACGCGGAAAAAAACACGACTACTTCACGAGCGCGTTGCCGAACCCTCAAAAGGGAACGGCGGTATCACTGCCTCTATTGGGAACGGCGACCGTACGAACCAACGCGACCGCCCTGGTGACGGGTGCACAACCAGCACTCACTCACAAACTCACAACCGGAGCGGGAACGGGCAACAACCTCATCGGCACAAACGGTGCCACGGGAGCGCTGACCACAAACGCAGCGGTGCCCGCCGCGTGGTCCACGACACTGTACCCGGACAACCTGTACGCGGACCTGAGCACGGCAACAGCGACAACCATCAACGCTCTGCGACAGAGCTTTCAGATCCAGAGACTGCTGGAAAGGGACGCACGAGGTGGCACGAGATACACGGAAATTGTCCGAAGTCATTTCGGAGTGGTATCGCCGGATGCGAGGCTCGACAGAGCCGAATATCTGGGAGGCGGACGCACTGCGATCACTACCAATGCCATACCGCAAACGAGCGCGACCGGACTCACTGGAGGCACCACACCAGCGGGCAGCCTCGCGGCGGTCGGAACAGCACAGGGACGAAACGGCTTCACGTACAGCGCGACAGAACACGGGTACATCATCGGACTCGTCAACGTGCGAGCCGACCTCACCTATGACCAGGGAATGCGAAAGCTGTGGAGCCGCCTCACACGGTATGATTTTTACTTCCCCGTGTTCGCACACCTCGGCGAACAAGCGGTGCTCAACCGTGAAATTTATGCGGACGGATCGGCGAACGACGCACTGGTTTTCGGGTACCAAGAACGGTGGGCAGAGCTGAGATACAACCCGAGCCAGATCACGGGCATCTTCCGAGCCCGGGCAGCGGGAAACATTGCGTTCTGGCACAGCGCCGAGAACTTCGTCACGCTTCCATCGTTGAACGACACGTTCATCCGAGACAACACGGATGGCGTGATCGCTCGAAACCTCGCCGCGGGAGTAGCAGCGAACAACCAGCAAATCCTGATGGACGTCCTCTACACGATGAACGTCGCAAGACCGCTGCCGATGTACTCGGTACCCGGACTGATCGACCACTTCTGAGGTGAAAAATGGGACTACTAGACTTTCTCCCCCTCGTGGGGGACGTCGTAGGAGGGCTGTTCAGCTCGAGCTCGGCTTCGAGAGCGAACCGAACGAACATCCAGCTGCAGCAACAACAGCAGGGATGGGAGGAACGCATGTCCAACACCGCGATGCAAAGGCGAGTGGAAGACTACAAAGCGGCTGGCCTGAATCCGGTCCTGGCAGCTGGAGGTCCTGGTGCAAGTACACCCAGCGTGAGCCCGGCAACGGTCCAACCGACGATCAAAGACGGGCAGTACAGAGGCACAGTCGGATCAGCGATGATGTTGAAAGCGCAGATGGACAACATGAAAGCCAACACAGCGAAAACCGCTGAAGAAGCCCGAGTAGCAAAAGTGACCGCCGACAACATCGAGAAATGGGGACCAGGCAACGCTGAAAACGAAGCTACGCGGCTATCAGAAGACGCACAGACCGCTGGATGGAAACGCGACCAGGCATCATGGGATGCCGCACGCGCGCAGATAGACAGCAGAACGGCAAAACTGACGGAAGACATGACCGCGAAGCAGCTCGAGCAATTCGAAAAAATGATGCCGATACTGGAACAAACGGCGCGACAACAAGCACGGGAAGGAGAATTGAATCTAAAAGCACTGGAGAACATGTCGCAGGTCTACGGCGTAGAGCTGGGAAAAATGACTCCGTTATTTAAACTGCTATTTGACATGTACCTATACGGGAGACGCAAATGACGAAACTGAAACCGATACCAACAAGCCACTTCATCGACGAAAACGGAGAAGTAAAACCGTACGGAACGCAATTCAAAACACCGTACAACCACAACACAGAGCACGAAGCCCTAATGACGGGCACAGTCAACAACGACAAATCGTTGACCCAACAGAACGCCGCAGAGGAAGCGGACATCAACAACATCGTCCGAAGGTTCGGACTCACCGGCGTTCTGCCGAACGTGACGATGCCACCAACACAGCAAGACTTCGCAGAGGTGTTCGACTTCCAGTCGGCAATGAACACGCTCGTGGCAGCGAAAGAAAGTTTTGCGAAAATGCCGCCCGAGGTTCGAAGCCAGTTCGCCAACAACCCGGCGGGATTCGTCGCATACGTCGATGCCGCCGTGGAAGCGGGAGACCTGGAACAGCTCCGGAAATGGGGTTTAGCGGTCCCGGCTGCGCCGGAACCCCAGACCCCCCCTGTACCCGCAGGGGACACCCCAAAGGCCCCAGGCGGGGCCTAGAGTGAAACCAAAAGGTGTCACTCAGCACACTTGACATCAAGTAAGGCAAGTGTGCTGAATCGACTAGGGTAGGCGACGGCCTCTTAGCGACCCGGGCGTGAAACCCGAACCCGGGAAGGAGGGGGGGGATTGACGAATCCCCCCCCGACGAATCCACCCCCTTGACAGGAGACGACCAATATGTATCGAAAACCGATGAACAAAAACCGAAGCGCAAAACGCTTCAACAACTCAACAACCAGGACAAAAGCCATCAACATGGCGAACGCTCCGATGCGCGGCGGAATCAGGCTGTAAAACGATGCCATGCTTCTATCCAATGAAGGCATGGCAAGACACGGACAAGAAGGTCCACTTCTATCCGAAAAACACAGGGGCGGAACATTCCGCCCCTAGTGTTAACCAGGCACTGAACTACGTTCGAGACCTGAAATTGCCATGCGGCAAATGCGTGGGCTGCAGATTACAACGCAGCAAAGAGTGGGCGATACGATGCTTACACGAGAGCCAACAACACGACGCAAACTGCTTTCTAACGCTAACGCTGAGAGACAACACGGAAAAATTATCCGTGAAAACACATCAACGCTTCATGAAGCGATTGAGAAAACAAACAGGGATGAAACAACTCCGCTTCTACATGTGCGGAGAATACGGGGAGAAGAATGACAGGCCTCACTATCATTACATTGTGTTCGGCTATGAC